AAGATGATGGAAGGCGGAGGCCTTCGAAGATGAGCGTCAGTGAAGAGGGTCAATTGGTCAATTAGCTTGCATGTCGTGAGAGACGATGTGTTGACGTACAACGGAAGTGACTTGAGCGTGGTTGGTAGATTGGCTGAGAGCTGATGATACCTGTCTAGCGTGCGAGCGGGTCATTTCCTGGATCTGTGGAAAAGCCAAGAAGAGGTTTGTGACCGTCTACATAGTGGCTTAACCTGGGGGTGAGAAGCTAGTGGGTGACAAAGGCATAGCAGCTGCGGTGGGAACCACTTCTGCGGTGAATGACACGGTTAGCTGGCCTACAATTTGGTTGGGAGCTGCGCCGGTGACCAGAATGTAGAAGCCTTCCTCCGCAGCCTGTGTTGACGTGGATACGGGGATCTCGGAAGCGTAGATGTTGGCGTCGGATGAAGTGGGGATGCGTATCGATCTTAGATGAGTGCCTGAGGATATGGATGCCTGCTGGTAGTAGGGAAGGACTGTCATCTGGGATTGAGGCAACGATGGAGCTTATCCGCTTGATACTGAAAAGGTGCTGTTCGGAGGTCTGTTGAAGTAAACTATCTAAACTTGACCTTGGTTGTTCTGGTCCGAAGCTTAGGGAGTGAACTCGACCGCGAAACCGTTCAAGTAGAGTTCCTGGAAACTACTCGAACTTGGGTAGAGTGGGCCCGAGTAAAGACCTGGGCTTGTCATGACACCAGTGGCCGGATCGAACTGATTCGAAGACTGAACTAAGAATTAGTTGGTTGGGTAGCCTAGTGCTGACGTTGATGCGACGTTGTCTGTGAAGATGTACGAAGCTGAATTTCCTTGACCGTTGCATTAAACTGGGTAAGTGACTGACATCTGTGCGAGAGCTGTCTTCACTGCCATCTCCTACCAAGGGCGTCGTGCGGTGTAGGTTTCGGGATTCAGTACGGACTGAATGTAGATGGCGGATACTGCGTCTAAAGCGTATTGCTTCTCGTCCATGAGAACGTAAGCTTGAGGATTGTAGGCGATGTTAGCTACTGCGTTGGATGGAAGAACCTCTCCGGCTGCGTCGGAGACAAGTCTGGCCTAAGGATTGGCTACAGGAGCCTGCCGTGAACCGTTCTTAGCAGGAGTTGTAGCGTAGCTATAAGCTGTTTTTGCGGCCTAAGCCAGGGTTGGTCCGTAGGTCTCTGCGAGCGCGAGACCCGTAGCCAAATCGATTTGGTCTACGACAATAGCGCGATAGATCTCCGTCTACTCTTGTGGAGTATAGGAGTCGAAGGCGGGCTCGTAATGTCGTGCTATTTTCTTAGCTATAGCTAGCTGAAGAGCTGTGTTTTCCTGCTAACCGCGAGAAGGAGCTTCTAGTGCTTGGCGGAGTTTAGGATCCTGCTTTCTCAGAGTGAGCACTTGCTGATAAGTTGGATCCCAATACTGGTACCTGAAAGCTGCCAATTGTTCGAGTTCTTGCTGGTTAAGTTGCTGGTTCCGCTGCCGGCGACCCTTTCTTGGAGGGTTGCGGGGTCGGGTTTAGTTCTTCTAATTCATTAATATGAACCGGCGTCGAAGGGGTTGGTGTGCCGCAAACTATGGTGTTGGAAAGAACAGCCTGGAAGTAGGTGTATAAGTCAATGCCTAGCCTGGCGTTGACTTGCTGTTCTAACTCATAGTTAGCTGGAGAGGGGAGGTACTGTTTCCTTATGAAAAGATCAACCGCCCTTTGTTCGCTGACTGTCGTCGTCGGAGGTGACGTGGCTTCGACAATAGCCTCCAGAAGAGTGCTGGCTTGCTCAGAGATCAACCCCTATAGTATCGCGTAACGGTAAAGAGCTGGGTTACAAAGCAGGTGAGCATTCCTGCGAGTGTAGTAGTGGCGTGTGGCGAGAAGCTTCGTGAGATCCCGAGTAGCCTAGAGCTTGCCATTCTCCATGTAAAACCATTTCGAGCAAAAATCGATCTCTGTGATATTGCTAAGTTTGGCTTGTTTCACTATTTGGCCAAGTGGTGATGCGGCATCGTTGGTCCTCGACGTGTTAGTGAGGATACGGTCCAGTGCTGCGTCAGCGTCGGCTGCTGTAGGGAAACCAACACCATCATCCCCAGCCGCGGCGATTGGAACGTCGTGGCCTTGATGTATGTAGGTGTGGTACAGAATGGTGCGGAAGGTGTTAGTCAGGGTGGTGAACGGGTCGCCTGAAACCATAGTGCCGCGGAGTGTGAAAGGGACAACGTGGCGCTTTTGGATGCCATTGCCGTAGAGCTTCCAGGCTAGCTTCTGCTCTGGTGACCAAGTGACGTGAGTTGTGTCGGACATAGTCAGGAACATGTATCTAGTGAAAGAGACGGCTTGAAGGATAAAGAAATCGGCTGCTTACTCAGGAGTCATGGTCGGAGTGTGATTTGCTGAGAGTGAAAAAACCGATATGAGCCATGAACGGACACCCATCCAGAAGGGAGTCTCGGCGATTTTACGAAGCTCTTACCACTACGTCGCATCGAAAGAACCACCATCCCATGAGAGGACGTGAGCTGGTGATTTTAAGAAGCGAAGAAAGCGGGTGCAGATTTCGTCTGTCGTATAGCCTTGCATATACAGTGGAAGGACGGCTTTGATGCTGTCCCACAATTGATACTGAATAGCGCAAGCTAGTGCAGCTCCTGGGCATGTGGTGTTGCTGACCTGCCTTGGGCGTTCGTCTGTGTCGTAGAAGATGGAGGCGACACTTGCATTAGTGTCCCAATACACCTCGCCTGTCTTGACCATGCTGTGGTAGACGTCAAAACGAAAGTCGCCCGATTTGAGAGCCTTTCGTATGTTGTCTAAGTATTGGTCACGCTTGACAGGATCATGCTCAAAAACCTTAAGAGGGTAGTCGAAGAAGGACTAAGGTTCGGGAGCTTCCCACTTCTTGAAAAAATCAGCCCAAAATGAGTCGCAATGGGTCTTGAATTATCTCAGCTGAGTGGGCCGGGTGGATGGGGTGACGTGTCGGAGCAGCGCAGCGTAAGAATTGCATTGTGGGCCTTTCATAAACTCGTACTCGTTGATTGATCCAAGGGGGGATGTTGTTGGTTGGTACAAGCCCCCAGTGATGACGTCAGCGCCGGTTTTAACGCAGTGTAGACTGTTGCTGTCGACCTCAAACCAAGCCGACTGTTTTCGGTCAAAGGTGAGAGTAGGGGCAGCGTGGACGCAGTTGTACATGGCGAGTAGATTATTATATGACTCCTGATCCAAAGCCATGTGAGGTTGATACGCCGGAGGTGGAACAGGGCGCTTAAGCTTGTAGTAGTTTTCGCGAGTGACTAAAAGCTCAGGTTTGACGGTGGGTTGCGAAGGTTTAGGAGCCTTGGCCGGTGCAAGACCGGTCCAGTGAGTCCTAGGAAGGTCACAGCCGTACGCGTGATGTGCCAATGAAGATTCTAAAAGATCAGAGTCTCCATACACGATGGTTTGGTTGGTGTAGCGCCCGAACCGTCTGGGGTCCGCTGCTTCGTTGGTTTTCCAACCAATGGCGATTAGTAGGGCACTCCACGTCGTGTGATCTACGTGTTGCCTGTCGACGTCTCTAATGGCTCCGGTGAACTAAAAGAGGTTTCCTGGGTCCAACTTCGGGAATATGGCGTAGCTCCAATTTTAAACTCCGTGATGGCGTATGGCTTGCCAACCCTTGTGGGTCCAGATGTTAGCTGCGAGGCGGACACGGATCTGGGTGTGTGGAGCGCTACGGTCGAACTAGACAGAGAGCTGTGAGCAGATGTCCTCGAGAGTTGAGCGACTTTGTTCGACAGCAGTGAATAGCTATTCTGTAGTGGGGGCAGGTAGCGTGTACTGCGCAATCTGGCGAGCAACGTACTTCTGGCCAACTTCTAAGCTCTTAATGCCAGCTTGAGAAAGTTGTCCTGCCTTCATCAGGTCAGCGGCCGTCTGGCGGATCCAAGCGTGCTGAACTGAAGTCTGTTCTGGTAGAGGGCCCGACTTGACTAAAGTGAGTCGCTGTGAGGCAACACGGACTGTAGTCAGGTCACTAAAAAACGTTACCCAGCCGAAGTCGTATTCAGCCATGGGGTCGGCGTAATTAGTATGGGGATGCTGATAACAAAGACCCGATCCGCGTGTGTTCATGTAGACATTGCCGGAATGGATAGTGTAGCTGCCCTCTGAATTAGGAAGAGAGTACTGACCTGGAGTGAGAAAGAAATTGATCCCAGCTATGCCAAGTAGTTATTAGGTCCTATGCCACCAAGACCCCTCCCCGAGGAACTCAGGAGTGAAGTAGTAGTGGCAGTCGAACATGAAAGTGACCATGTGGGTGGAGTCGATAGTCGTTCTGTAGAGCTCTAACCGGTCGCGCAGGAGGCCCTGACTTTACTCGTTAGCGGCTTGGTCATGGTTGCGAACAATCACATCCCTGGGCTGTGGTGTTCTAGCGTATGACCGGCCAAAATTGACGGTGGCTCTGGTGACGAGATGAACGCCTAGAGCTGCCCGATCTTGAAAATTAGCGATGAACTGCTAAAGAGTGCCCCTATATGAACTATGAGAAAAGAATGAATCTGCATAATCGGAAGGTGCCTCTCTCCAGTAGGTCTGATCGTAAGGTGAAAGGTCGGGTCTGATACTAACCAAGTGGATGTACTTTGGCTTGTGAAGGGATAAGCAGTATTCCATCGCACGGTTGTATTGTTGTAAGTAACGCTGATTGGGTTCCCAATCAATCGGCGGTACGAGAAGCTTAGCGTCGTCTAAGAATCGAGCTATGTCAGCGCCCTTGGCTGAACGTAGTTGTGTGGGAGACAAGAAACGGGCTCCAGGTGAGAGGTAGTGCTCCTGGTAGGCGTTCTCGAAAGCTTGACGACATTCACGGATGTGGGTGAGACCATCCGCTACGTTTACTTAAACTCCGCCGACCATAATGGGTGCTGGAGGCAGGGGGAGTTTTGGCCAGATTTGTTCAAACGGCAAAGGCTCGGTCACCATCATCAATAGAGACCTGACGGAGGAGATTTTAGATCCAACGTCAAGAATAACAATCGATTCTGAGTCGAGTGAAAGGATGCGATTCCATATCTGGGATTGGATGGTATCGGCTGTGTAGCGCATAAAGCTGTGGGCACTACCCTCATGAGTACGGTTCATGTTCGTCTGTTGGGCAGTCGAATCAAGAAGGCAGTACTGCTAAAGGGCAGTGGACACAGCTGTAGGCAGCATGGATCCTTTCAAGTTCACATGCAAGTGAACCCTGTGGCCAGCGTGGCGAGCATCCAACGACTTCTGAACATGAAAATGAGAACCGGACTTACGCAACGCTGGAATGTTGGTAGGTACGGGCTCAGTGGCATGTATGGACAGAAGGAGTTAGGGTGTCAACAGCTGGACAGCACGTTTGTTGGCGAGGATTGGGGTCGCCTTACCCGAAATCTTGTAAGCAGGAGCTCTATGTTGCCAAGGGATGACAGGGCGAGGAGGGTTGCCTCCACCGGGGTCACCACCGCCGTTGCCACCGTTGCCACCGCCGCCGTTGGGACCAGGAGGATCCTGGACTTAGGGGTTAGGTGGAACGAGTGACTGCGGCTAGGGCACAGGCTCAGGACCCTGGATGGGACGGGCAAGCAAGTTGGCACGGAAGGCTGCCATACGAATGCGGTGCTCGTCCTCATTGTTAAGGATCTGCTGTTGCTCTCGCGCGTCAGACTCTTGCTGTGCGGCAACAAGTTCTTCAATGTTGAGCTCCGGTGCTGCAACGACGCGCGGTGAGGGGACTGAATCGTAGATAGCTTGGTCTACTGAAACATCGCCCTGAGGATCGACTGGGACTAAGTTGGGGGCCGACTAGACACTCCTGGGGGACAGAGGGGGAGTGGCTAGTGGAGACGCTGCTCTGGGGTTGGGACCACCTGATGTAATCGGAGGGGGAACGCAGTCGGGAGACGCAGATCTTGAACTGCAGTCGCCTGATTTTGTTTCCTCGACTAGGTCAGGTCTTGAACCGTGAGAGGTTCGAGCTAGCATCTCGTTGTTTGCAACGCGGTAAGCCTCAAAGCGAACGTTGTTGGTCAAAGCTGATGAGGCGATGACATCTGCCATGGAGGGTGACAACATTCTTCGGTGAGAATCCTCCACGGAATTGGCCCGGCTTCCTAAGCTTCCGACAGAGTCAGACCGGTCAGGTTGGAGCTTGCTGCGCTCATAATCAGCCACTATTTAGGCATAAGTATGGACGACTGGGCTCTTACTGACAGACCTGTCGGGAAGTAGCTGGATCGCGACCGGCTACTTGTTTGACTTCTTCGACTTTTTCTTAGGGACACGAAGCACCACCGGAACAAAGTCGTCATATTCAGGGGTGGGGTCACGGCCGACGTTGGCGCCGTGATGAGGGACCTCCTCGTGTTCTGTGGGAAGTGACTCTGAGACTTCCGCCATCTCGATGACTGCGAACCTGTTCGTGGTGTTGAGGGGTGCGGGAGCAGTGGCGTGGACAGGCTCCCTAGGTGCCCGGCGAACGGGTTGCTTACCATGAACGATCACTGGGGTTGCAGCGAAAGAGTGTTTGTACTTAGTGACCGTCACGATGCCATCGCGAATGTGATACTAGGGGAACCTAGCTTTGGCAAAGTGAGTGAACGCAATCAGGGACTTTTGACACTCGGCTCTGGGAGCGTCAACTGGGAGTCTAAGTGTGTTAAACTTAAACAGCCATACAACCATGTCCTTGAAGTGCTGACAGTCACCATCGCAAACCCGGAGATCGCTAAGGTGCACAGCGAAATTCCAGTTTATGTTGGTGGTGACTATCTGGTTTGGTCTTTGCGAAGCTTGTCTGGGTTGCGAGACGAAGCGACGTGGTTAACGCTGCCTACGGACGGGGATTGGCCGACCGAGAGGAGCTGGAACGATTGGCGCCCTAGCAGGTGCCTGACGGCCAACGGCAGGATTAGGACCCTAACGGCCACTCACCGGCCCTGGGTTGCGGCGGGGGGGTGGACGTTGTGGCCTAGGCTACCGCGGGGGGGCAGGAAAAATGCGCGGGGCGACGCGAGCGGGTGCCTCCCGTAGGGCACTAGCGAAACTGTTAACGATGGCAGGAACGGAGCGGATGGGTTGCCGGTTTCGAGACCTGGGATCGTAACCCAAGTAAGCGTGTGTGTTGGTGTAGATAATGCACGGGGTGTACAAAGAACCTGCACCAGCCAGTGACGTCACTGGGTACAAGGAGACTCTAGAGTAGAAGTCTGCTGCTGAAAGAACGGGCACTCTAAAGGGTGCCATGATACCGACGAGCTCGGTGGCATCAAACCCGCCTGGAAGCACGTTGGGACGCGCTGTGAAGGCTTGCATGATGGCAAGGAGGTCGGACCTGGTTACTATCTCGGAATCTTCATCGAGAGTGTCTGCGTTATCGCTGACCAAGGACAGAACTGCGTTCAAAGCGCAGCTTTGAGCACTCGAAGATTGGATCACGTATCTAAGGTGCTGGCCTGGAGGGCAGAAGGTCCAGGAGTTCTGTGGGGTCGGGGGAGCTAGCCGCAACGACAGCAAGGTCGCTGAGGGAGTCGCATCATACCGGGAAACAGTGTTGCTCGGTGTGAGGGACTACAAATGTCGAATAAATTCTGTGGGGCTGAAGGCCTCTGAGATACTCTACATTTGC